ATTGCATCTACTACTACAGAGGTACTACTTAAATATGACATACGAAAGTGGCTTTTAAATAAATATATTCAATTTGGTTTTTTATTGTATCAAGTTCTGCTGTTTCAAGGCTTTCACCACATTACCGGCATTGTCTCTTACTATTGGATCTATGTACTGAGGGAATAATATACCATTCTCTACCAGACTCTGGTCTTTAGGGTTATACCTAAGCATCACATTTGTTTCATCTGGTACGTGTTTCCAAACAATATATCGACAAGCTTTAAATTCAGCTCCTGTTATAGACTCTGTTGGAACTGATGAACCAGATGTTAGAAGCGCTAAGTTTACAGGCCTATCTAATTCTGCAAGTAATACGGAGCTAGTTATGTTGTTTAAGCTTCCAGTCTGTCTTACGCTCTTAATTACATATTCAAATCTTTCATCCCAACCTAAAGATGAAGTGTTATATAAAGAAACACGGTCTCCTGTTTGTAGAGTGAAAGGAAGTATAACCGGAGGAAGTGATGACCCAGACCAATATGGATCAGACGTAGATTGGAAAGTAATTGGTCCTACAGCACTATTATAATAATAGGACATTGTGGCATTAAACACTATCTCATTAGATTGAGATAAGAAGTATAAACACGGCTGAGAACTACTTACCTCAGTTTGGTAGTAGGTAAATGTAGTAGATGCACCTGCGCTGCCTGTTATACCAGCAGCTGTTATACTATCAATAGTTATATTACAGTTAGGAAAAGGAACACTACATCCAGATTTGTAAGGCCAGTGTGTTCCTAAATATCCGCTACCTCCACTACCTTGACCAGAATTGCCCCAACTACTTAATGTAAGTCCATAACCTGTAGTTCCAGTTTCTTGAGAAGATAATACTACAATAGTTGTATTTTCACTAGCAGAACAATCTTCAGCTCCTATATTCAATTGAGCTGTTACATTCAAGAATATTTTAGGGTGTGTTCCTACTGGACCTGTATAAGATGCAGATATATAAAATTGATAGTCACTAGTACCACCGCATCTTTGACCTGGTGTTGGACTAGTCTCTATTTCATTTTCTGTAACCCACCAAGAAAGAGACCAGTTGTTAGGATCTAAGTAGCTTGAAGTAGATGGTATACTAGATCCTTGAGTAACTATAGTTTCAATTGGTTTAGTTAGAGTAAATATCTGAGGGCTACTTGAACCGCTTATATTATGTAAGATAGGAAGATATCTCCAACCACCTTCATATATTTCAAGGTCTGGATTATTTGCTAACTGTTGAGTATATGGATTTGCCTCGTTATATTCAAATAGAGATATGTTAGTAGTCTCTTGAGACTTATATACATTCTGTACAGTGAAAATATTTTTATTTGCCTTAGTTAAGTCAAGAACATTTTCATTATTGTCTATAATATATTTTATCTGTGCGTTTGATCTATTAGGCAAGAATAAAGACGCTGAATAAATGTCTACAAGATACGCATATTGATATTTAATTTTATCAATAGCTGCGGTATCACCATATGAAATATTTAAAGGGCTTTCTGTGTTATATTCTTGGCTTATGGTTTTTGATCCACGATATCTTGGTATAATAGACCTTTCTAGATTGTAGTTATAATCTTGAACTTGTGCGTATGGATTATTAGGATTTGTATAAGTTGCGTAGTTATTTATCTGTGCATTATTAATAGATTGTGTAACTATACCATAGTTTACAGGAAGTAATTGATCTGAATTGTAGTCTAGATCAAATAAATCAACTGATCTTACAGATGAAGTTACGTTTTGATACAACCCGCCTAAATTAACTTCTATAAAACCTGACCCAGTTCCAGGAAGACTTGATATTTCGTCTTGATCCATTGCCATACCATTAGTGGCTTCTATTTTTGATCCACTAAATTCACCATTGTAAAGTTCTATATTTTGTGTGCTTGCATAAAAGGCCTCTCCTACAGGAGTTATAACAAATCCTGACCAATTAGTAGAACCTGATATTGCTCCTCCATCACTACCACTAATACTAACCATATCAATAGACTGGGAATAATCATTGAATGTGATAGTAGGTTCATTACGAGCATACTTATTTCTCTCATATAAGTGAGACTTAACTATAATACCAGTAGACACATTTGCTCTAGCAGGCACAAAATCTTTAATTACTTTAAACAGAGAGTTATTGTAAAACTTCAATAGTCTCACATATTCCCAAACGCTGTTAGGTTGAGTATAACTCGTAAAGTATGCGTTGCTAGCACTAACTAGTGGTTCATAAGATGAAGAGTACTGGTATCCAGGAGCTCCTATTAATTGATTAATATCAAAAAATCCTTGAGACGCTGTAATATTTGTATTAATAACATCAGCAGGAGAAAAACCAACCTCTACATTAGTACTATTTAATCTATCATTATTCGTGTAATATTGTAAAGTTGTATAAGGAGATAGAAGAGATGACGATAGCTCTAAACTACCTGTTACGATTCCTGCTGAACCTGTTGCTATATTTACTTTAAACTCTGAACTGTTTATGTCTAAAACCCCATCAACAGACCCAATAGGGTTTCCACCGAACTCACGAACAGTCAATATACTTTCTGGTATACCATAGGTTGCAATTAATGCTTTGATACCTCTTTCTGTACCTTTTGTTTTAAGTAAGTAAGGTAAGTTGTGGTAAAGTCTTTTGTATAATTCGTCTTGTATAGTGGCAGCAGGAAGAGTAGTTAAACTTGAAGTAACGTACCTTGTAATTATTTCAGATCCAGTAGGAGGTAAAAGTGATCCATCTTCATTGATACCAAATAAGGTATAATAGAGGTTATCTGATACGTTAGTGTTTGTATACAACTGCATACCAAAGCCGCGTAATGCGTCAGAAACGAGGTCCAATGATATACCGGTATCAGGATTATTTGTGGCATTGTATCTATTAGATACATCTTTATAGTACAGCCAGATATTATCAAAGTGTTGACCAATCATATCAACAAAAGTGATATATGGTTGATTATTTGAGTCATCTAGTAAGTACTGAGGTATAACTGATCTTAGAGCATCTTTATTGGTTGAATCATAATAAGAAGCGCTAAATAATAAAGATTGTGTTGCGGCAGTTGGTACGGTTGTAGTGCTTCCTAGAAAGTTAGCTGCTTGAGAAGAAGACACAGAATACAAAGCATAAGGCTGAGTAGTCGTACTTTTTGGCCACGCCCAACTAGAAGAATTAAAATAAAGATAGTACTCGTATATATCAAAATTCTTTACAATATTATCAATATATTGTTGAGTGGCATTTATGCTAGAAGAAACTATAGTAAAGCTACCAGATCCACCAACTATAGAAAGTTGTGTAGCTAGATCAGCACTACTAGATTCTATTAACTGTAATTTGTATACAAAATTTCTAACTCTTTCTTCTGCATTAGAGAAGTGAATAAAATTTGAGAAGCTAGTATAGTCTACATTAATGTCAACAGATCTGTCTTGATAATAGCTCAATAGTTTTTGGAATGATGAGCTTACTGGGCTTGCTATTAAATTACTGTAGTTATAATAAGGAGTAGTTTGGCCGTTCTTTGTATTAACATTAACATTAAAATTAGGCCCACGAAGACCATTAATATCTTGTTGAGGATCTATTTCTACTTGAATATCTACATTAAAACTAACTGACTCTGCTACTTTATCTACGATCCACAATTGGGTTTTAATATCAAACTCTGTAGGAAGAGGCTCATATAGTCTTATTAGTAGGTAAGCTCCTTCTTCATCTTCTGTTAAAGCTACATTATTTGCAGTTACAATTTGATTACTTCCAAAGTTAAGGTAAAATATTGGATAGTAATTTTTTGTAGTAATGTATGTTTGATATTGAGCAAAACCCTCTCTTATTACAGCATCGGACAATACTTGAGACGCTAATTTAATTTCACGTCTAGTTTGTGATATTTCTTTTATCCAATACTGTGTACCAAACTGAGAGTTAAATAACTTCTTATAAAAGTTATATTGTATATTTAGATTACCTCTATTAAATCCTCTGTTTCTTAAATCTTTTTCTGGTTCTAAAGTTAATGCAGAGTATGTATCGTTCTTTGGATTATTAAGTAAATAAGGATAGTAGTCAAAAGCATCATAATCATAGTCTATCAGTTGACCTAATTGATCATATATAAACAGCTCAAGATAATCACCATCGGCTCCAAAGCTAGAGTTAATAAAGTTAGATGTGACTAACGACTTATCTATAGGAGTTAGTTCTATAGGCTGTTTACCTTCACCAGAATATGTTATATTAACTAATTCCATTATATTAAGCTATTGATATCTGTAAACGACTGGTTTAAATCTAATAATTGTTGGCGAAGTGAATTAATCTCTTCAATAAGTGCTTGTTTTTCTGCATCTATAACTGATCCTCCTATGTACTGTTGGCTTTGCTCAACTAGGTAAGTATGAGAGTTTATGGATCCAGATACAGGTATCTCAAAGAAAAGGTCTTGATAATACTGAAAAAATTCGTCTACAGTAATTTCAGGTGCCGTATCTACAACTTCTGGGGTCAATAACTCCTCAAAGTTTGTATCAACAGCTTTGGTATATGTGTTTATACCATATATTTCCTTAACTAACTGTACGTTTGCCATTATCTAACTACTTTAAAAATAAGGTTATTATCTACTTCAAAAGATTCTCCATCTGCTAAAGTTGTTCTAATAAGCACCTTATAATATCTTTCTGGTTCTAGACCATTCATATACATGTTAAAGTAACTACTTGTTGCATCGCAACTAATCTTTGTATACGAAGTATCAAAGTTTATTACCATATCTTCTGTCTTTACATCTTGTAAAGCCCAATATGAAGTTTGTGGAAGTGCCTTATTAGTGGTATAAAAAGAAGATGTAGTAAATGTTCTAACAGGATATTTGTCTCTAGCATTGATTCTAAACTTATATCTATCTGTACCATATTTGTAGGTATCAGTATTATTAGCTAGAGTTATAACGGTATTAGAGTTGTTGATAACACTTAAACTTCCTGTATTAAATGAACTATCATCCCACTTCATTTCAATTGTAGGAGGATAGATAGTGTGTGTATCTACAGAGAAAAAGCTCAAGGCAATATAACTACCAGAATTGTTTTCTATAGCTTGAGGGTGCTTAACAATTACACCATAATTACCTGTACCTAAAAACCAAGAAGTAGATATATTAGTGATATCTACGTCAATATCTTTACTGTCTTTATACCCAAATGATTGAGTAGCATAGTTTAATGTCCAAGATCCTCCACCAGGAGTTAAATAATATTGAGGACTAGTCCAGTTATTAACAGCAGTTGTAAAAGAACCTGTACTATACCAGCAAACACCATTTCTTGTTTGTGGATTGTCTGATAATTTACCAGTACCCATTGTCCACAAGTCTGAAACCTCTCTAATTTCTAATGTGTAAGTACTAGTTAGATTCTCAGCATTAGCTAAGTAAAGTCTTAAATTAGTTTTCCATGAACCTGTTTGAAATGTTTTTATTTTATCTATATCTGTATTACTAAATAATACAAGAGATCTTCTTAAATCATCTTGGAGAAGTGGCTCAGAAGGAACTGGGTCTACAAAATAATTTAAAGGTTGACTACTATTTTTTACGCTAACTTCTAGTATCTCGTCAAGACCTGTATTTCTAGCAGGTTGACTAGAGTACAAAGAAGCATCAGCTGAAGCAAATATTTTATATACGGCCATTTTTCTACTTTTATAATGTTACGACTCTACCTTGTATGTCTTGGTTTAAATATTTAACTTCAAATATGGATGGATCAAGTGACGGGTAAATTACACCGTTTAATGTACCAGCAGATATATCATAGGCGTACTTAGAATACCCGTTAGCTTCACCTGTTTTATTTACGATATTAACTGTCTTAACTGTTTGAACTCCTTCAACTTGATCTAATATTGTGTAAATATCACCTAAAATAATAGGCTCATTGATTTGCCAGTTGTCTATATTAAAGAAGTCTTGTAGTGCTAAAATACATCTTGCAATAACGTCTTGGCTAGTATAGTTAGGTCTAATAATTATATCAAAGTTACATCCTATATTAATAATATACCCTGGCTTTATATTCACAGCATCTGTCAACATTCTATAGTCTTTCAGATATGTTTGAATGTTTTGTAGTATTGCTGGTGAAGGTACATCTAGTTGGCCTTGGCTATTCAATCCTAAAACATATAGGCTTATTGATAGAGGATCTCTTTGACCTGGGTCTTGGTTTTGATAGTTTCTAAACGTAGCATCATCTTTTGTGATATAAGCTTTAGCAACTTCACCGTATTGAGAAGGCATAGACATTACTCTAGCTAGATAATCTTCTTGAGTAACTGCACGAAGCTGCGTTGGATACTCTGCAGCTATGTTAAATCTAAGCTGTTCTACAGAATCGCCATCTCCACCCCCGGCTGCAGGTTCAGGATTATTTGTTACAATAGTATTTTGATATGTTGTGTTACCAGATACAGTATATGAAACTAATTCTGTAAGTTGATTAGATAAAACATTTGCAGAAGCACCTCCACCAATAAGATATTGAAACGTTATAGATGTGTTTTTAGGAGCTAGACCATAAGTCTCAGTAGTTACAAAGTTAGTTGGGTCAAATGAACTAGACAGAGTACTTAACCCTCCACCAGTTAAACCAACACTAACACTATTAGGATTTGGTATTATTGCAGTATCTGCTACTGAATTTATACCTGCGCCAAATTCTATATCTAACGATTCATCTACCCTAAACCTAGAAACAAAACGTCTAGGTACACTTAGTTTTTGAATCATGTAAGGAACTTGATTCTGATATTGATATAAGCTTGGATAGTTAGCCGCTGTGTTTTGTACAGGCTTTAATATGTAGTCTTGAGCAAGATATGGCACCTCATACCATGTATTACCACTAGAATCTTTAGCCTCAAGAATAGTTATAATATTACTATCTTGAAGATTGATTGTAGTAAACCTTTGAGCAGCCGCAAATGTGAACGTTTGTGTTTTTACTTGACCAGATAT